ATATTGTAAAAGAAATTGGTGATGACTTCACCAAACTCGCATCGGACATCGATGAAACAGAAACTTATGTTGATACAGGTTCATACATTTTTAATGCACTGGTTTCAGGTAGTGTATTTGGTGGTGTATCTGGGAATAAGATTACTGCTATTGCTGGAGAGTCTAGTACTGGAAAGACTTTTTTCTCTCTCGCAGTGGTTAAAAATTTTCTTGATTCTAATCCCGATGGTTACTGTCTCTACTTTGACACTGAGGCTGCTATCACTAAATCTCTGATTGAATCTCGTGGAATTGATACTTCTCGTCTTGTGGTTGTCAATGTTGTTACTATTGAAGAGTTTAGGGGAAAAGCACTCAAAGCAGTAGATATATACCTTAAGAAACCCTTAGAAGAACGCAAACCTTGCATGTTTGTGCTAGACTCTTTGGGAATGCTTTCTACTGAAAAAGAGATTACTGATGCATTGAATGATAAACAAGTTCGAGATATGACTAAATCTCAATTAGTTAAAGGTGCCTTCCGTATGCTTACTCTTAAGTTGGGGCAGGCAAACATTCCAATGATAGTTACCAATCACACCTATGATGTCATCGGAGCTTATGTACCAACTAAGGAAATGGGGGGAGGCAGTGGTCTCAAATACGCAGCAAGTACGATCATTTATCTCAGCAAAAAGAAAGAAAAGGATGGAACGGAAGTGGTCGGCAATATTATCAAAGCTAAGACTGCTAAGTCGCGTTTGAGCAAGGAGAATAAAAATGTGGAAGTACGTCTCTACTACGATGAGAGAGGACTGGACAGATATTATGGGCTTCTGGAACTTGGAGAACTTGGAGGTCTTTGGAAAAACGTTGCAGGAAGGTATGAGATTGATGGTAAAAAGATTTATGCAAAGCAAATCCTGAAAGAACCCGAAGTATATTTTACTGAAGAGGTGATGCAGCAATTGGATGAAATTGCAAAGAGTGAATTTTCATATGGTTCTGGTGTTTGATGGATAAAATTGAATTTTTAGTTCTTAAAAATCTAATTAATGATGAAAAATATTTAAGGAAAGTCATTCCTTTCTTAAAAAAAGAGTATTTTGAAGATACTAATTACAAAGTTGTTTTTGATGAAATTCTTTCTTTTGTGACTGAATATAATCAAACACCAACAAAAGAAATTCTGAATATTGAAGTAGAAAAGCGTAAAGATATCAATGAGGAATCTTACAAAGAGATTTCTCATTTGATTAGTTGTCTGGATGCAGATGTAGTAGAGTTTGAGTGGTTAGTTAATACCACTGAGAAATGGTGTAGAGATAGGGCAATATATCTTGCTCTTCTTGAATCCATTTCTATTGCTGATGGTGGAGACAATAAAAAGACTCCAGATGCCATCCCATCAATTCTCTCTGATGCTCTTGCAGTAAGTTTTGATAATCATATTGGACATGATTATCTTGAAGACTATGAATTGAGATATGAGGCATATCATAAAAAGGAGGATAAAATTGAATTTGATCTTGAATACTTTAACAAAATTACCAAAGGCGGTCTCCCTAACAAAACTCTTAATATTGCTCTTGCTGGTACGGGTGTCGGCAAGTCTCTATTCATGTGCCATGTGGCTAGCTCCGTCTTGCTCCAAGGGAGGAACGTTCTGTACATTACAATGGAAATGGCAGAAGAACGCATTGCTGAAAGAATTGATGCTAACCTCCTGAATGTTCCTATTCAAGATATTGGGGATCTTCCTAAATCAATGTTTGAAAGTAAGGTAACTAATCTTGCTAAGAAAACACAAGGAACTTTGATCATCAAAGAGTATCCTACTGCTTCTGCTCACTCTGGTCACTTTAAATCACTTCTTAATGAACTTGCACTTAAGAAGTCATTTAGACCTGATATCATTTTCATTGATTATCTCAATATTTGTGCTTCTAGTAGGTATAGAGCAGGAAGTAATGTGAACTCTTATAGTTACATCAAAGCAATTGCTGAAGAACTTCGTGGTCTTGCTGTGGAAGCAAATGTTCCTATTGTAAGTGCCACTCAGACAACTCGTTCTGGTTATGGATCTTCTGATGTGGAACTGACTGATACATCAGAATCATTTGGTCTTCCTGCTACTGCTGACTTGATGTTTGCACTGATTTCTACAGAAGAACTTGAAGATCTTGGACAAATTCTTGTTAAACAACTCAAGAACAGATACAATGATCCAACCATTCATAAGAGATTTGTGATTGGTATTGATCGTGCCAAGATGCGTCTTTATGATTGTGAGCAGAAAGCACAAGATGATCTGCTTGACAATAAGAAAGATGAAGAGTATGATTTTGAGGAAAGAAAACCAAAGAAATCATTTGAAGGATTCAAGTTCTGATATGGGACTAACTACTAGAGAATTGCAGTCACAACTTACTCAAGGTTGGACTCCAAGATATTTTGAAGTTTTGGACATTGAAGGTAATAAGTATTGTCAATGTGGATCTGAAGATGATGCACAAATGCTTTGTGAATTGAATCCTGGATTTACATTTTCAGTTCACTTTCTTCCACCAACTCCAAAAACAGTTAATGTTCCTCACGTAAGACTGGATGATGATTTACAACTTCCAGCACAACAAATTTTACCCCAAAGTGATCTACAACCTTTAAACTTATGACTATTGATTTGAATAAGTATGTTGAGTTTGTGAATACAACCACATCTCAACCCAGCAAAGAATATACATCCTTTATTGATCGTCTTATGGAACTTCGTGAAAATGAGTTCCCTACTGAACGCTTACTTACTGCTGCTGTAGGAATGTCTGCTGAAGCAGGTGAGTTTACTGAGATTATCAAGAAGATTATCTTTCAAGGTAAACCAGTAACTCAAGATAATGTTTTTCATCTGAAGCGAGAATTGGGTGATATTATGTGGTATGTTGCTCAAGCCTGTATTGGTCTTGACATTTCACTTGAAGAAGTAATTCAAATGAACTTTGAGAAACTGAGTGCTCGTTATCCTGAGGGTGCATTCAGTATTGAACATTCTGAAAATCGTAAGGAGGGAGATCTGTGAGTAAAGTAAGTATTGAACTGGACGTGCGTTCTGCAGCTGCAGTTCGCCAAGTCCTTTTTGAGGCACAAAAAGGATATACAAGAGACATTAATACAACTCCAACTCGCATCTTTGAACTTCGTGAAGTGATTGCTGATCTTGATGATGCAATTGGTTCTGTTGTTGAAGGGTGATTCTAACCTCCCTTTGGGAGGTTTTTTTATAAATATATGAAGGTACTCGTATAATTATAGACATGTCTGCAGCACTGCGTAGTTTTATGGAAGCATATAATGCTGTCCATAATCAAGAGGCAAGAGGAGAACTTTACGCAAAAAGAGATGAACTGAGTGAAATGGATTTCTCTCTCGTCTCTGATGTTGAGTTGGAAGAAATTGCTGAAATGGCTCTTCAGGAGTTATTTGAAAAAGGATTCTCTGTCAATCAAGCAGATGCCATCTTTGATAACTTGATCACAGAAGCAAAAGTAACTTATGGTCATGATACTGAGAGTGCGAGACAAGCAAAAGTTCAGAGACTGAAGGGTGCTCTGAAAGGTGCCATTGGCAAAGCAAGAATGAAATCAGCAAGAGGTGCTGTTGCTGCTTATGGTGCATATAGAAGTGCAAAGCAGACTGCTGACGATATTAGACGCAGAACAACACAAACTGCAAAGAATGTTTCAGCACAGACTGCTAAGAAAGCATCTGAAGCAAAGGCAGGTGTTAAGACTGGACTGAAAGGAATGATTAGGAAGGCAGCAGAAAAAGTTGCCTCTAAGGCGTCGGGAGTCGCCAAAAGGATGGATGAGCAGCATGTTGAAGAGGGACTGAAATCTGCAATTGCAGGAGCAGGATTGGCAGCAGCAGTTGCAGCTCATGGTGCAGGAAAGAAACCAGAAAAGTATACTCCAGCATCTCAGAGTGGTTCACAAGTAACTAGAACTGCACCTGCAAAATCAGGTAGTGAAGCTTGGGCAAAAGCACATCCTGGTCTTGCTGCAAAAGAGGCATCTACAAAGAAACCTGCTTCAGTTAAGAATCAACTCTCTGATATTCGTGATATGATTGCTCGTTCTAAAGCAAGACAGCAATCAGAATCACTTCAGGTATCTGAAGCAAAGAAAGGTGATGGCAATCTTGCTAACAACTATCCTCCATATGACAAAGTGACCAGAGGAGATGTCATTGCTGGTGCTCTTGGTAAGGATCAGATGGGAGGAAAGAAAAAGAAGAAAGGTATTGATGAAGCCACTGCAATGGCTAAGCGTGGTTATGATGAAGCACCAATTCGCCAAAAAATTGCTAAGTCAACTGGTGGTGGTAAGGCAGCAGATAGAGCAACCGACCTTGAGAAGAAGTCAACTTTTGGAGATGCTAACAAGCAAAAGCAAAGAGAAAGATATGCTAGGGCACAAAGAGGTGACTTCCGTAAGACTACTTCATCATCACCTGGTCTCCATGGTTATGCTCACAAGTCTGATGATGCTGGAGTAAAAGCAAAGCAAGCAGCAAGAGGAGCACAAAGAGGTGCCTTAACTCCTGCTGAGAAGAAGCAATTTAATAGAGAGGAGTTTGATCTTTTTGATATGATTATGGAGTTTCTCTGTGTAGAAGGATTTGCAGAAACTCTGGAAGAAGCAGAGTGGATGATGGCAAATATGATTGATGAGGAAGCGATTGATATTATTTTGGGTGAAGATTCACGTCGCACCAGCAATAAGCAACATACTGCTCGTGTAAGATCCAACATTAAGGCTTTTGGAAGCAACTATACTCCACCTCGTAACTATGACCCTGATGCTAATCGTGGTCAGGGAGAAGTTCTTACTCGTAAGCAGATTGAGAAAAAGCGTCGTAAAGCACTTCGCCAAGAAGAGTTTGAACTTTGGGTAAATGCTCTGGTAGAAGAGGGTTATGATCTCTCTGGTTATACCTGGGACGAAATGTATGAGTTTTATCTTGATGAAGCACAACTTGATGAACTTTCTGTAAATAAGATGCTTGCTTATGTAGAAAAAGGAGAAAAAAATAGAGCAGACCTTAATAAAAAGTGGGATAAAGGAACTGCAACTCATAGAGAAAGGATGAGAGTTCTTGGT